ATACATATCAGGCGTTACACCAAATAAACTTCCTACTATTTCAGCCATGATCTTTGTTCCTTACAAAAATGACCCTAAGTCTTGGTTGCCAAATACATTGCCAGTACCAAAACCACCAGTTCCTAATTGGCTATATACGCTAGGAGGAACATATGAACCACCAGTAAAATAGTTAGCCAACCCTTGACCCAATGTAGATGTTGGAGAACCCAAGCCACCCAAGAAAGCCGCATACGGATTGTTTGTCACAGCAGGGCTTGTCATCAAGTTACCTGAGATTTGTGCGCCTGTAAGACCGATACGACCCGCATTAGCACCCGCTGTAGCCGATTGTTGACCCAAGGAAGCACCCATCTGAAGTGGTTGTTGTCCAAGAGACTCAAGGTTCTGTACTTGACCCATAGCGGCCTGATAAGGCTGATAAGCCTGTACTTGACCACCAAAGTATTGACCCAATGCTTGAGAGCCTTGACCGAGCAAACCAGCGCCAAACAAGGTGTTCTGTTGACCTTCTCGTTGAGCATTAGCCGCCAATTGAAGTTCTTGTTGCGCTCTTGCGTTATAGAGAGCCTGTAGTTCAGGAGTAGTTGCACCCAAAGTACCACCTTGAGCAACAGAAAGACCCGCACGACCTTGTTGTTGTAGTCTGTTTTGCAGATTAGCTAATTCCATCTCACGAGAAGGTTGCAATAACTGCATCTGCTGATTGATGTAGTTTTGAGCAACATCTTGCGGAGATTGAGAGATATATTGATTACCCAAGCCAAACAAGTTAGCCGCACCCGTTTGAAGTGGTGCAAATTGACTCTGAGCATTCTCTGCTTGCGTAAGGCTATAGTTAGCCATTGTTGCAAAGCGGTCTTGCTGTGCTTTGGCTTCTGGAGTTAATTGATAACCCGCAGAAGTCATCTGACCAGTCTTAGGATCATAGGTGTACTGTGATGTTCCAAAACGAGTGGTCATGCCAACTGGTCGGAATTGAGAACCAGTGACAGCCGCTTGTGTAGCAGTGTTGACATTCTGTGCGGCAGCAGTAGCGGCATCTCTAGATTGTTGTTGTTGTAAAACACCACCTGCTAAACCTAGACCACCAGTAACTGCATCGCCAAGTAACTTAGTACCCGCATTAGTCAACAGATTAGTGCCAATGCCAGTTCCAACTTTGGTAATCAAGTCAGTTCCTGCGCCTCCGATTGTTGTAGCTATGTTGCCTAAAGTAGAGCCAATATTTCCACCAACATTACCAAGTGTTGTGCCAATTGAACCAGCAACATTACCTAACGTAGAACCTATTGTTCCTGCGGCATTAGAAAGAGTAGAGCCTGCACCTGAGAGCAAGCCAGCACCAGAACCACCAGTCAAGTTAGTTAAAGTTCCAACATTTGCACCAGTAGCCAAGGCGTTAGCAAGAGAAGTAGCCCCCGCAGAACCACCTGCACCACCAAGTGCAAGATCAAGTTGAGCAAGTTCAGCCGCAGACATTCCAGCAGTTCCTGCTGTGCCAGCGACACCAGCACCTGCATTCAATAAACTTGGCAAACCAAACAGTAATCCCGCACCAAGAGCAAACTCTTTTAGACCACTTTTAACCTTTTGTTGTTCACCAGTACGCTCTACTTCACCAGTTGGTGTGTATTGTGTATAAGCACCACCAGTTTTGTTTTCATCAGCTTTGTAAGTGATGACATTTTGAATGCCGCCAACTTGCTCGCTATCACCTGAACCAGTTACTTGATAAACTGGTTGAACAATGGTGTCGCCAAGTTGAATGGTTTGACCAGGCGGTACAGTTGCACCAATCTGTGCAGAAATCTGTCCTACAGGCGCACCAGAAGCCTCTGCTAGTTGAGCAGGACTAATCTGGTTTTGTGCCATGTATGCTACTAATTGAGCATCACTAAGGTTAGGATTGGCTGTTAAGTAGTCAATAATTTGTTGTTTAGTCGCCATGATTTTTCCTTACAGATCACCTGTTCTTGTTGAGGGAAAGGCTCTGCCTAAACCCCAGATAATTCTTACTGCCCCACCTGCGCCACCGCCTGCGCTATCTGATGAACCACCGCCACCACCATAAAGAGCGCCTTCATTGGATACAGCACCACCAGCACCGCCTGAACCGCCACCACCTTGTCGTCCGCTATAGGCTGGGCCATCAGAACCTTGTCCTAAGATTCCTACTCCACCACCACCCATTCCACCGCCTGTAGTCCCATCCCTACCACCACCAGCGCCACTACCACCAGTTCCTGAGCCGCCTGCTGACAATCCATAACTATCTCCAGCGCCTTGACCACCTAGCCCGCTATAGCCACCAGCACCACCACCACCACCAGCAAAACCTATATCTGCTGGATAAGAGGCATCCCCATTACCGCCATTGCCTCCGTTATAACCAGTTCCATAAATTACACTTCCACCAAGACCAGGCGCTTGAAATCTTCCGTCCGCACCGCCAGCCTCTACAATACCAGTGCCAAATCTACTAGAACCTCCATCTAGTGTTGTTGAGCCAGAAGCAAAATTACTTCCCGATCCAACAATCACTGTATATGAATTACCAGGCACTACAGTGATGTTGTTTGCATAAGCTAATGCACCACCTCCACCGCCCCAATATGAATTACTTTTATTTCCACCACTGCCACCGCCAACACAAACAACGCTAACAGATGTAACACCTGCTGGTGCAGTCCATGAGTAAGTGCCAGGCGATGTAAATGCTTCCTGTCCAACAGGCGTAAAACCAGACAATAAAGTATTGATTGCGGCAAACATTATGGTGTGTATCCTTGTGAGTAAGAGCCATACCAATTTGTGCCATCAGCAATAAATGTAAAGATGTCCATCTTGCCAGCAGTAGCAGTTACAGTTGGTGTTCCCCCAACATTAAACTTCACACCCGTAAACGTAGCAGTGCCATTACCTGTAGATGCCGCTTGCTTTAACAATAGAACAAACGACTTACCCGCAGTAGCCGTAGGCATCGTGAATGTGCAAGCAGTAGAAGCAGTTAGTGTTGCCGTTTGAACAGTGCCACTTGTTAAAACTAATGTATGCGAACTTGTCACAGTACCAATTGCAACCACACTCTCAACATAGTTCGTAACAGTTGGGTTTGTCAGAACTGGTGTAGTTAGAGTCTTGTTTGTCAAAGTCTGAGTAGCAGTTACACCAGCAACGTCTGTCAAGGTATTGCTTCCATAAGCAATTGTTTTGTTTGTCAGAGTCTGTGTGTCACTTGTGCCAACAACATCACCAGTAGGTGCAGTCTTTAATGCAAAAGCCGCTAGATCAGCGTCATAGTCTTGCTTGGTAGCAATAGCCGTAGCAATGTTATTGAACTCAGTATCAATCTCAGTACCCTTGACAATCTTTAATGGATTGCCAGAAGACAGGTTGTCTTTACTTGCAAAATTAGTGCTTTTGGTGTAATTACTCATGATAGTTTCCCATTTTTAGCTTGGATTTCTATTTTCTGTATAGATAGTTGAATCCCGTTAATATTAGACTCATAACCAGTTTGAACAACCTTACCAGTACCACTGGCAGATACTTTCAATGTATTCAAGGCAACACCTTCTGAATACTCGTTAGTAGTTAGTGGTAAAGAGTGTCTCAGAGTATGAGTTCCTGAACCCGCACTACCAGTATTGATAGCACTACCACCAGATGTAGCCGATAGATTACAAGTCGCTCCAGAAGCATTAACAATGTAGTAAGTAGTTCCTGTACTCAAACCACTAGGAAGCGTTCCTGTGGTGGTTAAAGTGACGTTGTTATCGTTTACAAAGATAGAACCATCAACAGAGGTAATTACTGCGGGACTGGCATTGGTAATCGTTACTACTTGCCCACTAGGGTTGTCAAACTCTGCAATACCATACTGAGCAACACCCTGTGCGGGAATAGGCGCTAAAGCACTTAAATAGTTTGACTTGAAATCAAATCCCCACTTGAACACTACATCTTGGCTTGTGCCACCAATGACCACAACAGAAATCTTCTTCAGAATAGATGTCTGGTTGACGTTTCCAAGGTCTGCATGGTTTGTGTAGTACAACAAACGATAGGTAGATGTATAGTCGTTATAGCCCGTGTACTGGCCTATATAACCATTCTTTCCAATGTAGACAGAACCATCTCTTAAAGAAGTTAAAGCAGTCGGAGTAATAGAGTCCCAAGTGGTTACACGGGAAGAACCATCTTGAAGATTGATCTTCATGTCAAAGCAGTAAACAGACTCTGTGTAAGGCATGGTGAGAAGATAGAAACCTTCTCTTTCTGAATAAACAGACTTAATTGTTGACAAGGTCTGATTAGCAACATCACCCATTAAGTCATTACGCACATTCTTAGACAAATCCCTCTCAGGAGCAGACTTCTCTTGAATCGTTCTCATCAAGGAACGAACACCAGAGTTTGACAAGAAGATCACATCAGAACTGGTTGTCTGAACACTATCTCTTGCTAAACAACCAATCCCTCCCACTGTGTCGGATATGGACATCGTAGAAGGAGTAGTTGCACCCTGATAAACAAGAATCTGTCGTTTACCAAAGATAAATAAGAAACCATTATGAGCAGCCAAGGCTTGAACTTCATCAGCACCATTAGGCCAAACTCTACTTGTGTCTAAAGTACCAGTAGTACCACCAGACCATACATGACCCGCAATCAGATCAGAGAAGCTAACAGTTACTCGGTCTGCACTGGTAGAAGCCACCCACAAGCGACCATAAGCCGATATAGCGATGTTTGCACTGGGAACAGTCCCTACATAGCCAGTCTTCTCAGAAACCCGTCTGTAGGTAGTTGTACTTACAGTAGGATCATAAATCAGAGGATCGTGACCTGTTTGAAAGAAGTAAGTAATCCCATTCAAAGAAGCACACTGCCAGTTACTCGCAGTAATGGTAGGAGCAGAACCACCCCCCCCATAGGTCAACTCAGTCACCGCATTAGATGTACCTAGTTTAAAGAGTTTGTTGTTGCCAGCAAAGAGGACTGTTAACGTCCCATCAGGCTGAACTAGCTCATGGATGACACCAACATCGTTAGCACCAAGGTTTCCAGAAGAGGAGTTAACCCTTGTCCAACCTTTACGTGAGCCAATACGACCATACTGGTCAATCACACAATTGGTGGCAACCAAAGCAAAGCCTTGCGCTAAATCCAATGGCGAGTCTTGGGTGTTTAACCCAAAGAAGCCTGGTGCGCTAATGCTGAATGTTTGGATTGGTTGAGCCATTAAACTGCCTCAAAAGAGCCAAATTCTGGATAGCGAGTAGCTTCCGTAGAAATGTAATCAGAGAGCATAGACCTGTACAACTGATAAGCCTCTGAAGAAGATAGACCACCATCCTC